GGATTTGATAGTATTGGGTATGTACTTATCTTTGCCATTATTTGAATTTTATTTTAGTCCGCCAATATCAGACTTAATCTCCTTGGCTCTGCTCAAAAAATTCTTGAGCATCTTCCATATATCAATATTGTACGCCTCTTCGATGTTCTCCTTTACTGATACTAGTTCAATAAAGATAAGAACTATAGCGCACATTTTTGTAAACATGTACTCGATACCGAACCAACGAATTACAAACTCATTCAAAAGATACTTATCCATAAGGAAAAGTAACAGAACGGTTACTTCGTAAAGCAGCATCTTACTAATTATAGTAGAAAGTTTTCTACTTCTAATACTCTTCAATCCGTGTAGCTTTATAGATTTAAAGACTCCAGTAAAAGTGTCTAGGATGATAGCCGTACCAACAGCAATTAGAAGCCCATGAATGGGGACAAACAATAAAAGTAAGGAAGCAAATATGTAATGTAGATATTTCATCTCCCCTGTCCTTTATAAGCCTTCTTATAAAGTTTGCTTCCCTTGTTGCTACTAGTAGAGTTCTTAGCAGCCAAGCCCTTCTTCTTGTGCTTCTTCTTGTAGATGCTACTTACTATCGCCTTTGCCATCTTAGATGCTGATAATGATTCCGATTACCATAGTGCTACAATGTTATTGGCTGTGGTGGTAGAAGCAAATACTCTTACTACTTGTACAGGAATAAACGTACCATTTGGTACTCCCTGAAACGTAACGTCATCACCTCCTGCTGTTAGCACACGTAGAATACCACCTGTCCCAACGTAAAGTACGCAGCCATTATTTCCGGTTCCATTTTCAGTGGATACACTTGGGATGTCTACAGTGTCACTCTTTGTAACAACTGCGGCTCTTGATGCTTGTAATTTCTGATATGCCATGTCTTTGTTAATTATTCTTGTTTATATGGAAACGCACGGTTAAGTGCATCACGTCTTTTACCACAGCCACAATCACTTCCGGTTGCTTTGCTTACAGCTTCAGCAACTTTCTTAATCCCTGTAGCCTTGGTTACTTTCTCAATAGTATCTCCTAATCCTTTGCTTTTCATTTCTTTTTCTTTCCGTATTTTTTACGACCTATAGAAGCAACAATGGCATCGGCCCTCTTGGAGCCAATGCCTTGCTTTGATTGAATTTTTTCAGATAGTTTACTGAACTTGCTCATCTTCTTTTTCGGCTTCAATACCTTCAACCCATCCAGCCAAAAACTTAAAGTCCTCAATGCCTTCGGTTGAAAATGTAAACTGATAGAACTCAAAGGTCTCCTCAAGAAGTTTCTTCATGTCCTTTGACATACCCTTGATTCCTTCCTTTGTGAACTTATACTCACCCTTCTCACTCAACTCTAGCACGCCATTTTTATCAGCGAACGCATGATCAAGTCGAATGTCTTCACGCTTCTCGTTGTACTCTTCAAACAAAGGCTTAATCTTTTCAGCAATCTTCTTGATTTTAGCCTCTGCCTTACTTCCTTTTTCAGTCTGAACTAGATTTAAAATCTGAACTAGACTCAATAACTCTGCATTTGTTTTTGTTACTTTCTGTGACATTTGATTTAAATTTTAATGATGAACAAATATAGTTAAACTTTAGAAATTCTTTTACCCATGCCTACTCTACTTTTCTCAGCCTTTTTGGCTGCAAGCTTAGCAGGTGATATTTCACTTTTAGTTTTAGGTGTCTCTGATGACACTCTCTTTGTTGGTCTACAGTACTCATTCTTACCTCCCGCACCACAGGCTTTACCAGTCTTGGTATCCTGCCACTTCTCTTTCTCCCAACGCTTTAGTGATATTCCTGACTCAGTTTTTCTAACTGAACCAGAAGCCTTTCTGCATTTAGCAATGGCCTGTGAAGCCCTAGCAGAGGGAAACACATCATAAGATGCTTTAACCTTTTTGTAGCAAGCGTCTTTCATTTCTTTTTAGATAACACTTTTCGCTTAGCCTCAGCACTTAAATCCATAAAGTGATAAAGGTCTTTGCTAGATTTAGTATGACTTTTACCAGTCATAATCTTTCCATTATGAGCATGCTGGTGTCCAGTCCACTCAACTCCATCCTTCAAATAATGACCTCTACTTTTCCAAGACTCGCTCATCAGTACTTACCTCTTTTACTTTTAGGTGATGATTGAGTAGATCCTCCTGGACCTGCCCATAGGTTCTTGCAAGCCCAGTATCTAGCAGATAGTTTATCTGTCGCAGTACTGCACTTGTGCCTAGCCTTAAATGAAGACCGTGCCGCTGCCGAATAGTTATGACCATAACCCTCAGCACCAAAGTGGATTAGCTTCTCTTGTCCATTAGCACAAGCCTTAACCATCCGCTTCTTGCCGGGCCTGTCAGAGGCAACGACACGATTACATTTCATCTTAGACTTTTCAGCCATTACTTCTTTTTCTTAGCGACTGGCTTAAGAGCTTTCTTAGACGCAGCTTTAACAGCTTTCTTAACAGCGGCTTTCTTAGGTCCACCTAGGACTGCGGCTTTGGGCATACCCATAGCCATCATTTGATCTCCTTTCATTTCTTCTTTGGTTTGTAAGAGGTTGCGGTTTTAACTTTTTGTGTACAGGGTTTCATGACTTTTATGTTTACCTTTGTTTACAAATGTAATAATAAAAATGAAATCAAATCAAAGAGACTACCTCAAATACTGGAAAGTAATACGCACCTACTTCAAAGTAAAGCACAATCTAACCCAAGCGGACATAGATATGCTACTCTTCCTTTACTCAGAAAGGTACTTCAACTTCACCACATTCAAGGAGTATGAAAAACTTTTTACCTGGGATATAGAGCGATTTGAAAAACTAAAGAAGCTAGGATGGATAGAACTATTTTCTACCAAGCAACCAGGCAGACCTGCCATGAGGTCTAAGGCACTGTACTCACTATCCTATAAGGCAAAGCGAATGGTAAACTCTATGTACAAAAAGATAGAGGGAGAAGAAATTCCAGAGACTCTCTGCAATAATCCACTCTTCAAAAAGAATGTCAAGCCATCAGAGAAGCCTTACAAGGAAATGATTAAGATGATGAATAAAGAGATTCGAGAGAATAGGGCTACAGGACAAGAACTACGTCACGTTCCTGAATAATTACACAGTGCTCGTCATTAATAATCATCACGTAGCTGTTGGCTTTATCATAGTACACCTCATCACCAGCCTTAATTGCATTAACCTCAGTACCTGAGTTGATGACTACTCCACGCTTATATCTTAACTGGTTGGTATCTTCTCCAGAAAGTACTAGTCCTGAAGATGTCTTTACTTCCTCATCAACAGTCTTGATGATGATATTCTTTCCTATCGCCTTCATGTGAGCGTTAAAATTAAAATGGTTGCGACAATAGCACCGAATAGGGCCCCAATCAAAAGCCCATCAACAAAGTTCTTTAGGTCTCTTTCGTTTACTGCCATCGTATTATATTTATGTTGCCAATATAGTAAATAGTTGCAAAATAAAAAAAAATGGTAACTTTATGGACAACAAAAAATGTTCTGATGAATCTAAAAAAGGTTAGCAGAAATGTTCATGTCCTTGAACTTAGTAAAGAAGAAACTAAATTAGCACTACTGTCTGACATTCACTGGGACAACCCAAAGTGTGATAGAGATAAGCTAAGGGATCACTTAGACTACTGCTTAAAGCACAATATACCAATACAAATTAATGGTGACTTCTTCTGCCTAATGCAGGGGAAGTACGATCCAAGAAGAAACAAAAAGGATATTCTTCCTGAGCACAACAAAGCAAACTACATTGATGCTGTAATAGAAGATGCAGTAGAATGGTGGGCTCCATACTCACATTTACTAACCGTAATAGGTTATGGTAACCACGAAACGGCAATCATAAAAAACTTAGAGACTGATCCTCTACAAAGATTTGTAGATTTATTAAACTACACCAAAAAGACTAGCGTTCAAACTGGTGGATATGGTGGATGGATAGTATTAAAGTATTATCTTAACGGTAACACTGTGATGAGTAAGAACCTTAAGTACTTCCACGGATCTGGAGGAGGTGGTATAGTTACAAAAGGGGCCATAAACCTTACACGTGCACTGGAGATGTATGAGAACATGGACGTATTTATCATGGGACACATACACGAAAACTCCAGCCGTAACGATGTCAGGGATTCAATCAACTTTAATGTTGGAAAAAAAGTATTTGAGATAGAGCACAAGCAGATTCACCTAGCAATAACAGGCTCATACAAGGAAGAGTACCAAGATGGAGCCTTCGGGTGGCATGTTGAGCGAGGAGCTCCTGTAAAACCTACAGGAGGTAGGATCTTGACTCTATCGGGAAGAGAAGTAAATAGAAAAGACAATAGATATTACGAGTTATTAGTAGACAGTTGCAAGTTTCCAGTATGAATAGGCCAATAAAGTACATAGCAATACACTGTACAGCAACACCACAGACTGCAACAGTGGCTTCAATACAGAGGTATTGGAAGGATAGCCTAGGATGGAGTAGCCCTGGGTACCATTTTCTCATTGAGCCCAATGGAAATACTCATCAACTGCTAGATTTTAACGGTGTTGCCAATGGAGTAAAGGGATTTAACAAGGAATCTGTACACATCAGTTACATTGGAGGTGTAAATAAGAATGGAACACCGGTAGATAACCGTACAGATGCCCAAAAAAAGGCCATATTAGAGTGCATTAACTGTATAATTGATTGGAGTGATAACAAATGCTTGATAATCCAAGGCCATCGTGACTTTCCTAATGTAAAAAAGGCTTGTCCATCCTTCGATGCTAAAGCAGAATACAGAGGAATTGTATGAAAGCAGTACTAGAGTTTGACTTACCTGAGGATAACTGGGAGTTTCAGGCCGCAATTAATGGAGGCAAATACAAAAGTGCTATATGGAACTACGATCAGTGGCTTCGTGCAGAGATGAAGCACGGTGAGTTAGACAAAAAAATATATGAAGCCTACGATACTTGTAGAAAAAAATTAAGAAACATACTTGAGGAAGACAATTTATTTATTGAACAGTAATGAAACAGTTATTTGATGACGAGAGAATACGAATTGCAGTAGTTGCATTCTTGATTGGAGTGGTACTAACATTCATCGTGTATCCAAAGCCTGAGGCAGAGACCATTTACAAGTTCACTACCAAAACCGAAACAGATACTGCATACGTTGAGGTACTAGATACTGTATACGTCCCTAAGAATCGCATCAAAACTCAAGTTATTAGGGATACAGTCCTTGTAGACAACAAGCCTAAAATTAGCCATTTTGAGACTACTTTCCCTTTTGACTATGGAAGTACTAAGGTTAGCGGAGAAGTCCTCGGAGAAGTGCTTAAAATGACCGCTACGAGCGACTATAATTTTCCAGTGGTAACCAACACGGTAACTGAAACAAAGACTGAGACTATTGTTATCAAGCCTAAGGGAGTTTACCTAGGTGCTGGAATAAATTCTCTATTACAACCTAGCGCAAGCGCATCCTATGTAGACAACAAGTATATCTTCCAGTACCAGTACCAGCCTTTGCAGAAGGTGCATCAGATAGGAGTGTCAAAGAAGTTATTTTAATTCGGAATAATTCCGATAAGGTTAAAGATATTTTACATTGTGATTTTTACGACAAGTCGTACCCTATAAGGTACATTATAAAAGCAAATCACAGTATAGTATCACTATCGGGTATAATTTGAGAGATAGCACCTTTCGGTTTAAATTATTCCTTTGGTAATCTTTGTTTAATCTTACTTTCAAACTTATCAAATCTAGAGTCTATGTGAGAATTTAAACTCACCAACTCTCGATCAATCCTACTATTCAACTCATTATAGAAGTCAGTTGAAACTTTTTCTAAATATTCAAAATTAGATTCAACATTTCTCAATTGAGTACCTACCTTAACAACAATCACAACCCCAATTATCAATAGGACTGTAACTACTCCTAAAACAAAATATACTATTTCCATCTTTCTTTCGTTTAAGAAAGGTACTATCTCTCTGTAGTCAGGACAGGATTCGAACCTGTATGCATAATTAAGGTTATGCTTTTTTAAATTTTCCATCGTCCACTTCAGGTTCCCTTAACTCTGTAGCAACCAACTTCGTCTCTCATTTAGCGTTTACCAATTCCGCCACCTGACTATGTTGCTAGTCTGTTCCTAGCAGTCAACTCAAGCCACTTTATTTCTCTTTTCGGTCGGGCTGTACACACCCTAATAAAGTAATTGCCTAAGCAAGATTGTCTTATTTATTTGCATGAATTTTTAATAGAACTAGGTATCCAATCAAGTCATTCACCACGTCTTCGTCATCCTTATCCAAGCTACCGTTCTTGATTCGCTTCAGCTTGTCATCGATGCGTATAAGCAAGCCCTCCTTAGGGGAGAGCTTACTAAACACACCAATAGGTTCAAGTGCTGAGTTGCCGTACTTCTCGTTCTTAGAGATAAGCATATCTCTAATCTCATCTAGTATACTACTGACATCTTCTTTAAAGCTCATACATCAGTATCATTACAAGTGCGAACAGTAATGCTAGTCCAACTACGCATGCCCACTCCTTAAAACGTCTCATAGAATGGTTTGAATTTTTCACCCTTGAGATACTGGCTGCTCCGGAACTTAGATCGTCCCTTCTTCACCAGTAGCCCATCCTCAAACAGAATGTAGAACTCATTCTCATCAAACACTTTTGAGGTGGGTAGGTATTCTACCCAACTCTCAACTGTCTTGCGGTTCTCATCAATCACCTTAGTTGCTTGGCCGTGGCCAAAAGGATTTAGTACCTGCTCCATATTATCGCACCTCGTATGCTCTAGCCATCGTGATGATAGCGTTCGTTGATAGAATAGTTGTCGCTACACTCACTGCATTCTGCAATGCGCTACGTGTTACCTTCAGTGGGTCAATAACACCCATCTTAATCAAGTCACCAGTCTGACCTGTCTTTAGATTGTATCCATGTCCAACAGGTATGGCCTCCTTGTACACATCGCTTGGCTTCAGCCCTGCATTCGCAAGTATCTGCTGGAATGGTGCCATCATTGCATTCGATAAGATCTTAACAGCTGCACTGTACTCTAAGCTATAGTGGAAGCTACCAGTTGGTATCAACGCAGCAGTCTCATCCAACAATGCCTTTCCGGCACCAGGTAGGATTCCTTCCTCCAATGCAGACCTTACTGCACACACCGCATCATCAACTCTATCGTACAACTCCTTCTGCTCCAAGTCAGTGTTCCCGCCTACGTAGATTACACCAATTCCTCCCGTAAGGGAGGCGATCCGCTCTAGCAAATGGTCCTTGTCTGACTTACGCTTGGCTGTCTTGTGGGCTTGCCATAACTGAGAAACTCTCTCCTCGACCTTCTTCTCATCGATCTTAAAGCTGCTCTTTAAGATGATGGTCTTATCTTTGCCAACCACAACTCTAGACGCATGGCCAAGGTCCTCTACACTAATCTGGCTTAGGTCATCCCCAGTCTTCTCACTGAAGTAGGTAGCTCCTACACTTACCGCCAGGTCCTGCATCAGCTCATGCTGCTTGTAGCCAAAGCTGGGTGGCTGCACCACACACAACTTTAGGTTGTTCTTCATTACGTTAGCAGCAAAGGTGTTCACCACGTTCACATGACATGGTGCCACGACTAGTAGTTTCTTCCCCTCCGAAATGATGGGCTTTAAAATATTTTCTATTTGTAGGATATTCCCAATCTCAATGTCAGCAACCAACACGTGCACGTCCTCAAACACACACTCGTCTCTGCTCTGATCATTGATGAACAGCGGACTCATGTAACCCCTATCAATCTTCAACCCTTGCGTGGTCTCAGCATAGGTGTCAGTTGTTTGTGACCGTTCTACGGTTACAATCCCACTCTTACCAACAGCCTTGTACACGTCAGAGATAATCTTCCCAATCTCACGGTCATTGTTTGCAGAGATAGTAGCCACGTCTAGCAGCATCGATGGTGTCACCTTCTTGGCTTTCTTCTTCAACCCATCAATCACCTTCCCACTTAACTCATGAACATTGCGAAGCACCTCAGTGGTATTCATCTCACTAGTGATGTGCTCTAGTCCACCTAACACCAAGCCCTCAGTCAACACAATCGCTGTGGTCGTACCATCACCAGCAGATGTAGCAGTACGCTCTGCCGCCTCCTTCATCATGTTCACTGCCAAGTTCTCAACAGGATCAATCAAGTCAACAGCCTTAGCGACAGTTACACCATCCTTAGTTACTGTGATACCATGTGTGTGATTAGGACTCTCAATAAGTACCGTGTTACCATAAGGCCCCAACGTACTCTTTACAGCTCCGGCAATCTTCTTGATTCCAGAGATTAACTTTAGTCTGCCCTCCTGGGCGAAGAATAAATCCTTTGGTTCCATTTGATTTAAATTTTACCAAATCTAAAGAGAATTTTTCGAATTTTCAAAATGTCAATTTTCTCATTCCCTATATATATATATATATTTCTATCTCTCTCTTTTTTTTTATGAATCTAGAATCAGTTAAAAAATCGACATAATCTATCAGTAAATTGATAATCAATAAGTTACACGACATAAAATCGTACATGCCATGTCAGAAAATCTGACATATGGGGTAAAAAAAAGAGGAGTATTAAAAACTCCTCTCTTCCTAAAACCCAAAAAACTATCACATGAAGAACATGTCCTTAACAAGTTCGACATTTTTTGCTTTCTGGATACCTAGCGAAACTGCCTCAGAATACATCTCAAGTTTCTTCGCTTTCTTTAGGTCGCTCTTAATCTGAGCAGCCTCCTGGATACCAGTGGTACCTGTAGGACGATTGTTTACCAAACGCCCATTCTTGATTGTTAGTCCATCGTACATGCACAAATATAACTATTTAGATGATATCAGTGTGGGGGTAATACCACCAAATTACGCAGCCGGCCCCAGAACGGAAACTGATTTTTTTTCGCCTATGGGGGTACCTTAGTCAACGCGGTTGCCTAGGTTTTTTGGCGATTTGCCTAGCGTTAGGTAGGCAAGTATGCCCTCCATTCTACGCGTCCCCTATCCCCTACTTTGTCCCATGTCCCCTCCATGCCATGCGGATCTTTTGCTTGGGGAATAGTTGACTAGCGGTCAATAAGTAAACTTGACTCTCGGTCAATAAAGAGAATGAACAAAAGAAAAAAGGTATGCAGATATCCTTTCTGTTTGCTTTATATCCCCTCCTTTCAATTTCAGTCTAATTTTATTCTAAATCTTTTGCAAATTTTTATCACTGATTGTCAATGAGTTACACAAAAGATTAAAAAATATTTGAAATATTTTTGCTCCACCATTTGGATATGAAATATCTTTCTCACATCTTTGAAATGTCGATTGAATGTTAATCGAATTGTTCTTTGAAATGTTGTTGATTACATCCCTTAGGAAGTCCATGAAAATGCTGACTTGCCGATGGCATTCGCTTGCCTATAGGGGACTATCCTTCCAGTGTTGGGTTAACTGGGTAAAAATACTATGCTAACTGCAATCAATAAAAAGAACCAAAAATTAGTAAACAAGGCAATCAATTGGTTAATCAAGTACTCAGAATCCAATGATTTAAGGAATCGAGCAGATGATAATGGGGACGAAAAAATGTACAAAAAATTCGATAGAGTTTGCGAAAATGCATTCAACAAATACCTAGAAATCGTTTCAGAATTACCTAAAAGAGAAGTAACTAATATTGAAAAATCTATCTACTATTAAACAACAAAACTATGTTAAACTACACCAAACTAATGTCCCTAAATCCTACTATTTACAAGACATTTACTAATTCTATTGGTCAATTGATTCTATTGGTAGAACATCCATTAAAAGGAGAAGAAAGCCCAGTAATAGTTGTATGCCAAGAGTTAGCATTGGCTGATTATTCAGATTTCTATGAGTTAGGAGAGATTGACGAAATTGGAGGAGATTATGAAGTTTGCTTTATTGGAAATGAGTTATTTCATGGATGTAACTTAATTAATTAACAAAATATTCCATGCATCTAGGATGTGGCATTCGATTGCGACATGGAACTATTAATTAAACTTAAACAACAAAAAAAAGCATGAAAGCAATCAAAGATTTAAGAACTGCAAAAGCAATCCTAACAAAAATTTGCTTAGAAAATGATGTGGATGTAAATGATGTTTGGTTTCATCCAAAGTATAAATACATCGAAAGTAAAATTGGCAAAAAAGATGTATCATTTCTTAAGACCAAATGGTACGGATTCGAATGCCAAGTAAGATATGTGGACGGATGTTTTTATCCTTACCTATTTTTAATGTAAACTAAAAAAAACTATGAACAAAGAAAAGCCTATCTACTGGAATCAGATTTCACTAGATAAAGTAGAAAACTTAAACTCATTAGCAAAAGAAATGCTGATGCATGACTTACCAAATGATTTACTGGAACAAGTAAAGAGATTAGAAAAATGTACATCAATCGATTTATTCAAAAGAAAAAACCTATGCTTCTAGACTTAATCATCATCTTCACAGGGACTGCAATAATCTTTGCAATCGGATTTCTAACTACTAAGAAAAATGAAACTACTAGGTAAAATCATCTACACAATTATTGCATTCATTCCAATTTTTATATTGGGTTATATGCTAGGGATTCATATCCTAAAATAGACCATCTTGGAGCATTGGCGAGAATCGTTTTCTCGCATGGTCTCTTAAAATTTAATCTAACTTAATCTATCTAACTATGGGACTATTAGCAGTCAACACGGATGCAAAAACAAGTAAAGGTCAAAAACTAGGTTACTTTACTGGAATCATGTACTTATCACCTTACAAAATGGCAAATGGTAAGGTAAATGTATGTGGGGATGCAACAGAAGGATGCATTGAATCCTGCTTGAATGAAGCGGGGAGGGGAGCATTCTCTAATGTGCAAGATGCAAGAGTAAAAAAGACATTGGAATTCTTAGAGAATCCAAAAGAATTCATGGTCAAAATCTATAAAGAGATTGTAAAACTGCAAAAGAAATATGGTCAAAACTTGGTGATTCGATTGAATGGTACATCTGATTTGCCATTCGAGAATATCAAGGTAGTACTAGAAGACAGGTACTATTCAAACATCTTCGAAGCGTTTCCAAATGTCCAGTTTTATGACTACACCAAGAATCCTCGCAGAGTTTTAAAGAATGAAATCGGGAACTACTTCCTTACCTTTTCTAGGGCAGAGACCAAGTTAAACATTGAGTACTCTAGGAATCTATTGAATGAGGGGAAAAATGTTGCAATGGTCTTCTCTAAGGAGTTACACGAACAATTGGTAAAGATGGGTAAGATAGTGTACAACAATCGAGAAGTAAATGTCATCGATGGTGATGAAACTGACCTTAGATTCTTAGATATGCCGAATAGTATTGTGGCATTGAAAGCAAAGGGTAAAGCAATCAAGGATAATAGTGGATTTGTAATCAGAAAAATCGAAGAAATATGAAAGCAATCATCGAAATGAAAGGTGTATATGGAACTTATTATACACAAGTAAAGGAATTCAAAAACGAATCACACCTAGATAATTGGTGTGCATGGATGGACAAAAATCAAAACCGAGTTAAAATAATTGGAACTAAAATTTTATAAAACTATGGAAAAGTACACATTTAAAATGACAAGAGTATACGAGACTCTAATTGTGGTTGATGCTGAAAACAAGGAGGATGCATTCAACAAGTTAAAAGAAATCGATGTATATCAGATTGAATTGGAGCAATGTTGTGTAGTACAAGAGGACATTGAACTGGAAGATGAATATACCTTAGAAGACAAGGTGACTGGAATGTTTATAAATCAAATCAAATAAAACTATGCAAACAATTCAATTAGACATTGACCTAATCAGTGAAGAATTATATCTTTTAATTCTTGAAGAATTCAAAAAGCAACATCCAAATGTTGGTGATTTAGATAACTGGGTAATAAAAGCAGACACAGAAAAACAATAAAACTATGGACTACAATTTCTTTCTTTTTACTAAACTACACGAGGTTGTATTTAAACCCAAAACTGAATACGATATACTATTCGATGAGTTGATAAAACTATACGAAGAGTGGGAAGAGTGGGATTTAAAAAATGCAAGTGACCTTGGTACATATGAATCAATTTTAAAATTCTTAAACAAATAAAATTATGGTAAAAGTATATTTTGAAACAGGAGTGCATGCCGAACTGGTGGCAATCTTTGATAGCGAGGAGACTTACGATGCATGTTACGAGGCATTGGAAAAACTAAGAAAGAAACATGGGTTCGATTTCATATCAGAATCTGTAGAAGATGAGAAACAAATAAACAATTTATCTTATGCCTAACTGGTGCAACAATCAAATCAGAATCAGCGGTGATGGAATCACTGCTATCAATGAGATCCTAAAAGAGGGTGGTAAAATGTTTGAATCCTTGGTGGGGAAACTTGCCGAGGGACAAACTGAAAGAGAATACAACGAGAATTGGTACAACACTAACTGCGATAGGTGGGGATGCAAGTGGGATGTAGAAATATCCGAGCATGACATATCAGTTGAGGATGATGCAATCTATATGTACATCCAAACTGCATGGTCTCCATGCAATGACTTCCTAAGACTGCTTAGTGAGAAGTATGGTGTTGATGTGGAGAATAGGTATAGCGAGGGTGGGAATGACTTTGCGGGTCTGTTCATGATTGAGGATGGCAACGAGAGTGATGAGTGCTACACCTACCTCAGAGGTCTGTATGAATTTGACTACGATTCATTTCTATATGAAGTTAGGAATCAAATAGAGTACATGATTGATGATGAGAATCCAATTGCATTGGAGGATTTATTGAATGAGTTTGAATTTGTAAAAGAAAAAGAAAATCTAATTGAATTATATAACGAAATCACAGAACAATGAAATTCACACCAACAAGCGAGACTGCCAAGCAAGAGGTCTTGGAGTACGCAATCAAAGAAATGGCTAATAACGAGCAAAAAGAAATCAAGAGAATGATTATCGAAAACTTTATGCTGTGGTACACAGGAGAGTTAACGGAGGATATGCAATGTTTTATCCATGAGTATGTAGAAGATGACCATGTAAACGAACTAGAAAGATGAAAGAACTGAGCGAAACTGACTATGTGATTTATGACTGGGCGAATGACCATGTTGTATCCTTTGAGAATGGGGATGCGGTAATCTTTGGAAACAAGGAGGAGGCCTTAGATGATTGCAGAGGCAATGAATATGTATTTAGATGTACGGATTTACCAAACCATTGGAAAGAATTTTTACTTAAACAAATTAACAAATGAAATTTAACCATGAAACAAACTCCCTACCCGATGCATTGGGAGTAGAACAAGACAAGTATGCATCCCAGTTGGCGGCAATCATGACCTTAGTGATGAGCGGTGAACTTGAAAAGGTAAGTCAAATCAGCGAGATGGTACACAAGTGCGTAGACTACAACATCATTATGCTACTGGCAACACAGAGGATGGTTAACATGATGGAGAATTTTTCAAGCGATACATTCAACCTATCAGAGAACTAATGAGAACGATTGAAGGACTAGAAATCGACTACTTGCGTAACGAATTACGGAAGGCGAAGGACAACGAGGAACTACTGGTGGAAGAAATCTTCCAGTGGATCATGGCAAATGAGGACATGGGCATGGGCGAATGTGCCGATGCATTATACGAGGCACATAAGATTGTACAAAACTGGAAAGCAAAATGCAAATAATCAGAGGAGACTTTACTTGGTTCGTTGTAACCGAAAAGGCAAATGAAATATATGAAAGCGGATTGTTTGACTTGTATTCAGTATTTGAAGATGAGATAGAACTAATTGAATCACAGGCACAATTAGATGTGATGCTTGACCTTGATGTGGACATTTGTATTAAGGTAGGTAGCCAAGAAAAAGTATTTAATGATATGTATGATTTCTTAGGAAAATATAGTGATGTATTAAGGAGTGCTTATAAACAAATACCCGAATCAGATAGGCAATTTAATTATGAGCAGTTCGTTATCGTTCAGTTACTAGACTTTATAAACAAGGAGGTAATCTAATGGACATCACTAGACTTAGAACGCTCACCCTAAAGAGCAAGGCATTCTTTTACTATGACAAGAATTGGACTATAGAAAAGTTAATTTCAGATAAATCATTTCTTGTAATGAAAGCCTACTACGAGCAAGAAAAGATATCATTCAATCAAGAAGTTCTTGATATTCTCAAAGATAAGTATCCAAACTTTTTTGAGATAGAGAAGCCATCTAAGTTGATGGACTGGTACGACAAGGTTATGAATGTTCAATCCTATGAGGAGATGCCATACGAAAAATTGTCTCGCATCCATAAGGCGAACATGATAAAAAAGGGGGTTAGCAGTCCTAGATTACTCAATGAATTGAGAAAGAAGAAGGCAGAGAAGATAAGGAAGGAAGCAGAATCAAGATTAGTAATATCAAAGAAAGACTTACAAGGAAAAAATCATGGAAGATGAAAGCATTTGAAATCAACACCACTGCATGGGAGGAGGAGAACTTTATCCTCTTCACAGACCTAAGCGAGAAGCAAATTATAGATGTCATTACTCCGATTGTAATGGCAGAGAGAGAGCATGGTAATGAGTACACAAACGATGACCTAATCGATGCACTCATGGATGCATACCCAAGTAACAAGGTATACGCATATCAAAACAACAACAAACTAATATCAATATGAATGTATTTAAATTAAAAATCGGGACATGGGAAGATGACCAGTGTACCCTGTACACCACGCTAACAGAAGAGAATGTTAGAAAGATTGTAGAGCCTATGGCACTGCAACACGAGGAGATGAACTACTTTATTGAGGACTACATAATAGCCTTGGAGGATGCATATCCTAAGAAGATTATCCTATCAAACTTTAGCGACCAAACAACTATACAACTATGAAAATTACAATCGAAGTAAATGTACCCGAGGGAGTGGATCTTGACCACACCTACCAAGCAGTTACAGATGCATTGTATCTGCCACAGAATGTAACACAAGAGGAGTATACGCTAGTATCCAGTATACTCAACCAGTTGGCATCAAAGAAGTCTAGTCTACCCAAGGGATTCCGAGACTGGGCAGAGACTCACCACGAGATTGTATGCACGATTCATGCGATGATTGACAACGAGACTATGCCACCTAAACTAGAGGGCATCCTAGACAAGGAAGGGCTCGGTGGGCTATATGACTTGGGCATTGATTTGACCAACGAGTTCTGCAACACCTACGAGAACAGGGTATGGGATGGGGACTGGATTGATACTATAATTGAATTCACAAATCTAAAACTGCAATGACACTAGAAGAAAGACTAAAGATGTATGACATGGTGCATGGACTCAACGATAGAGTCCTGTACCTTGCAGAAGGTGACAAGGCTAAGTTCATCAAGGCCATTGAGAAACTATTCGAAACCTATCCATGCCCAAGAGAAGTGCGGTATGGATCTGAAGCGAGACTGAAGGATGGAGACTAAGCGAATGTTTAATGTGTACTACTATGGCAACCTGTATGCAAGGTTGCTATGTACCACCAAGTGGGAGGCTATTGATAGGATTTGCAACGAGCATTACTGGTTAAATCGATCGAAAGTTTCTGCAAAAAAAGATTGACATTGTTTTAAATGTTTATTAATTTTATTTAAAATATAATTCAATATGGAATCAAGCGAAGTATTTATCAATGAGGAGATAGAGTTCTCCTTTGATGACGAAGATTATTTTTGGATTGGTAGCTACGAAGTAGTTACTGAAGGAGAGGATGCTGACTGGGATTACCCAGCCTATAGTGAGACAACTATTAACATCCTAGGTACTATCCAGTTAGCAAGGATAGATAAAGATACAGGGAAGCCTGTAGACTGCACACCTACTGCGATACTCGAGGAGTGCGTAATCGAGACTATTCTGGACAAACTATGAGCAATTCCATAGCGATGGTTGCTATTGCCTTAGCGGTGATAGCTGCCAACATATTGTTCACCAAACTAATCTTTGGTAGGCAGTATGACGATGCTCCCAAGAGTGAAAAGATCATGATGGACGTGCTAAGTTTCGGTGTAATGGTTGCACTATTTCTAATTTATATTGTACTAATAAGTAATCTTTAAAATGAAAAATGAAATATTCAATGACTATGTAGAACGAATAGTTGGATTGTACAAGATTCCCAAGGAGGAAATCTTCTCAAAGATTAAGCGAACTGATGTGGTAGATGCTAGACAGATGTTGTATTACCTATGCAATAGAAGGAACATCTCGCACACTCAGATTAAAAGGTACTTGATTGATGAGGGACTCGAGATGACTATATCAACGATCCTACATGGCATCAAGGTAATGGAAGAAAAGATTGCAAACGATTCAGACTACAAACAAATAATCAATAAAATCAAATGACAGTATTCGAAAGACTATCAAAAATCAACGTGAATGAATACGTTGAAAAGAAGGACGGACTCACCTACCTATCATGGGCATGGGCATGGTCAGTGACCAAGAAGGAATGCCCAGATGCATCCTACACGTTGCTACCTACGGAGTACGATGATGCCCTTGGGTTCATGTGCCACACCTCAGTGACCATCGAGGGTCAGACCCTAGAGATGTGGTTGCCAGTGATGGATGGCAAAAACAAGTCAATGAAGAAGCAGGCGTACACCTACTCTACAAAGTATGGAGACAAGCAGGTGGAGGCAGCGACCACGTTCGACATCAACAAGACAATGATGCGTTGCCTAGTTAAGAACCTAGCGATGTTTGGTCTAGGCATCTACATCTATGCCGGAGAGGATCTCCCTGAGGCAGAGCCAACGAAAGCACCTGAGCCAGTGAAGACACCTGAGGTGTTGATTGATTTAGAGAAGGGTACTGACAACTGGAAGAAGGCTGTTGGGTTTGTTGAGGCTAATAAGGAGCAGGGTATTGATGCCTTGGTGAAGAGACTTGGTGTGAAGTACAAGATATCTGCTGAACTTAAGAAAGAACTAGCCAAGATATGCAATCAGTAATCGAAGAACTGAGGAATGATGACGAGTATTATAATGGAAAGGGCAAGTACTACCTATCCAACTCAGACATCTATTCTTTGCTTAACAATCCTAAGCTATTTAGAGCCCGCTCAGAGGACTCAAAACACTTCCATGAGGGTAGACTATTCCATCAGCTAATTCTCGAGCCTGAGAAGGCTAAAAACGTGCCACACGTGGATGTTAGTACTAGGAATACAAAGGAGTATAAGAAGTACCTAGAGGAAAACGACTTGTCTTTCGCTCTTTTGACAAAAGAATACAACGAGATACATGATCTCGTTAGTGTAATGAAGTCCAATGTCCTGTTCTACGATGACATCTACAGAGACGGCAACCTATACGAGGAGCCAATCATTGGAGAGATCAAGGGGTTAAACTGGAAGGCGAAGGCTGACATCGTTACAAGCGATTCAATCATTGACCTGAAGACTACCTCTGATATCAACAAGTTCAAGTGGTCTGCGAAGTCCTACAACTACGACTCCCAGTGCTACATTTATCAGGAGTTGTTTGGAAAGCCCCTGTATTTCTACGTTATTGACAAAGAATCCCAGCAGCTGGGTCTGTTCAGACCATCTGAGGAGTTTGTCAGAGGCGGTGAGGCTAAGGTTGAACGAGCAATGGAAGTATACTACAAGTTCTTTGGACCGAATCCAACGGACGATATTGAAAACTATTTTATAAACGAAACCCTTTAACAAAATGCAACAAGAAGAAAAAATTTACGGAGGAACATCTAGAGTTATTGCTACCAAGTATGGAGAGATGACAACTGTAACTCAAAGCAAGAAGGATCTAGAGAATCTTTTGTTCTACCTATCAGACAACAATCTTGAGTGGGTGAATCTAAAGATTAAAGAGAAGAAGACTAAGGTTGCAGGCAAACCAACGCACTACCTTGAGGTAGACACTTGGAAGCCTGAGAAAGTAGAGAAGAAACAAACCAAACCTATTGACGAGCTTGACTTCTAAAAGGAGAGGGGAACTCCCCCTCTTTTTTTTCTATGACGCATGACGATTTTCTTCTTCCCTATATATATATATAATTACTTATATATTATTATTTTTTTCTGACTATCAAAAGGTTTAAGAATCGACATAATCGACATTAATCTAATTATCAATTACTTACGCGACATATTAATGACATCTATCGTACATCAAGTGACCATTTTCCAGAGTATTAAGGACACTAGCACTCCATTCTACAGGAATGTTGGTGTGATTCTGGGAAGAATTAAGTCAGGTGCTTCCAAAGAACTGGTAAAAAAAATCAGGGCAGAGAAGCGAAAGCCTGAGCGAAATGAATTAAAGAAGAAGCTTCCAGCGGTATGCTTCAGCGGTAAGTTTACCAAGCGTGCGGACTCCTACTTAGTGGAGCATAGTGGGTTGATATGCCTGGACTTTGATGGGTATACCAAGTCAAAGGACATGCTTGAGGACAAGGAGATGCTGTGTAAGAACAAGTACGTCTACTCCGTATTTGTTTCCCCATCGGGCAATGGACTTAAGGTGTTGGTCAAAATCCCTGCGGATGCTGAGAACCACATCAACTACTTCAATAGTCTTGAGAAATACTTCAACAGCCAGTACTTTGACAAGACCAGTAAGAACGTATCACGTGTATGCTATGAGTCCTACGATCCGTTGATTCATGTGAATGAGAACTCATCCATCTGGGATACAATCGAAGAGCCTGAATACACAGAGGTTAGCAAGGTGAAGGACAGTCCTACCATTCCTATTACGGATGAGAATAAGATTGTGGAGATCCTTGTCAAGTGGTGGACTAAGAAGTACCCCATGATGGAGGGACAGCGGAATCACAACGTGTACATCCTAGCGATGGCGTTCAATGACTTCGGCATCAACAAGAGCCTTGCATCCTACGTGCTGAACCAGTACGCATCTGAGGATTTCTCTTTAAGGGAGATTGCTACTACGATTGACTCAGCGTACCGGCATACCGGAAACTTTGGTACCAAGTACTACGAGGACGAGGAGCGAATCAACTCTATCAAGGCAAAACTTAGGAGGGGTGTATCAAAAAAAGAGATACGTATTCAACTACAGGACTCCCAATTGGATACGGCTACCATCGAAGCAGTCTTGAACAAGGTGGAGGAGGAGAACTCCAATCAAACATTCTGGACCAAGACCGACAAGGGAGTGATCCGTATCGTACACATTCAATTCAAGCAGTACCTTGAGGACAATGGGTTCTACAAGTTCTGCCCTGAAGGTGGTAAGAACTACATCTTCGTGAAGGTGACAAATAATTTGATTGACCACACCTCTGAGAAGGAGATAAAGGACTTCGTGCTGAAGCACCTGCTAGAGTTGGATGACATTGCAGTGTATAACTACTTCGCTGACAACACTCGATTCTTCAAGGAAGAGTTCCTATCCATGATATCAACCATAGACATCTTCTTCATTGAGGACACCAAGGATGCATCGTACCTGTACTACAGGAACTGTGCTGTGCAGGTAACCAAGGATGAGGTGAAGTCTATTGACTACCTAGACCTAGGTGGA